TGATGACAATGTCAACAACCTAGAGAAGTATGTTGGCGATTATGTTTTCAATCCTGCTGGTGGTAAGACTGAAATTAAGATTGATGAACCTGCTGAGATCCTAGAGTCTGGCACTGGGTTTATGATGATTAAGAAGTCGGCACTAGAGAAGATGGGTAAGGAATATCCTGAACTAGTGTATAAGCCTGACCATGTACGCACCGCAGCGTTTGATGGTTCGCGTCTTATCATGTGTCTGTTTGATGCTCTTATTGATAACAAGTATGCGCATCTTCGTACTGACATTAGGAAGTTCTATGCTAAGAATCCTAATGCTTCGCAAGAAGATGTGTTGAAGTATGTTGATGATACCACACACGACTCAGATGGTAATGAATACTCTAATCGCTACCTGTCAGAAGATTATATGTTCTGTCAGTGGGCACGAAATATTGGTTTACAGGTATGGTTATGCCCGTGGATTCAATTACAGCATGTTGGAACTTATGTGTTCGGTGGTTCCCTTGCTGACTTGGCATCTGTTGGTGCTGCCGCTACAGCCGATCCGTCCCAGCTTGGTAAGAAATCTTAAGGAGATAATATAATGAAGTTTAGTGATGTGACTCTTGATGTGTTGAAGAATTTTTCCTCTATTAATTCTAGCATGCTTTTCCGTAGTGGTAATACAATTCGTACTATCTCGCCGCAAAAGACTATTATGGCGAAGGCAGAAGTTGACGAAAGCTTTGATAAGGATTTCGCGATTTATGATCTGCCACGTTTCCTAGGTGTTATGTCTTTGTTTGAAAAGCCAGAAGTGACCTTGAATGACAAGGAAGCAGTCATCCTAGATAACTCGCGTAAGCTAGTATATACCTATGCTGATGCCTCGACGTTTGCTACTCCTCCTTCTAAGGATGTAACATTCCCTGATGCTGAAGTTAATTTTACTCTAAAGAACGAAGATCTTCAGAAGGTTCAACGTGCTGGTAATGTTCTTCAGCTACCTGAAATTGCTGTGGTTGGTGATGGTATGACTATCGCGCTAAAGGCATATGATAGCAAGAACCCAACAGCTGACTCTTATGTTGCAACTATTGGTACGACTGATCGTGTGTTTAATGCAATCTTTAAGAATGAAAACTTGAAGCTTATCCCCGCTGACTATGACGCATCCGTTTCGTCTAAGGGTATCTCCAAGTTCACTTCTGCTAAGATTACATATTGGATTGCCACTGAGGCAACTTCAACTTTTAACTAATTGACTTATTTGAGGGGAGGAGTTATACTAGACTCCTCCCCACCCCTTTATATTATGGAGTTATATTATGAATAGACAAGATAGCGTTGCTGTGCTCTCAAGGAAGCTTCCAAGAAACCTAACAGTTAGAACTGTATTTGGTGACATTGAAATTAATACTAAAAAGTGCAACACCTGTGATATTACAAAACCTGTTGCTGCCTTTTACTTAAAGTCTAAATCTACAAGAAGGCACCCCGATTCTATTAGGGAGCAATGCATTACTTGTTGGGACATTAATAAAGGCAGGAAGTAATAACATGTTAGAAGATTATCTGTGGGTGGAGAAATACCGACCCAAGACTATTGATGAGTGTATTCTTCCTGATGAACTAAAGAAAACGTTTCAGCAGTTTGTTGATCAGAAGAATATTCCTAATCTATTACTGACTGGTGGTGCTGGTGTAGGTAAGACTACTGTAGCACGTGCTATGTTAGAACAACTTGATTGCGATTATATTGTAATCAATGGATCACTTAATGGTAACATTGATACTCTGCGTGGTGAGATTTCTCAGTTCGCATCAAGTGTTTCCTTTAAGGGTGGTCGCAAGTATGTCATCCTAGATGAAGCTGACTATCTAAATCCACAAAGCACTCAACCTTCTCTGCGTAATTTCATGGAAGAGTTTAGTCGCAACTGTGGTTTCATTCTTACTTGTAACTATAAGAACAAGCTTATTGCTCCTTTGCATTCTCGTTGCTCAGTTGTTGAGTTCAGGATTGCTAAGAAGGATAAGCCATCACTTGCTATGCAGTTCATGAAGCGAGTAATGGATATTCTTCAGAAGGAAAATGTTCCCTTTGAGAAGGATGTTGTTGCTGAAGTTATTGGTAAGTATTTTCCTGATTGGAGAAGGGTACTAAATGAACTACAAAGACATTCTGCGACTGGCAACATCGGACAAAGTGTTTTGGGCGGTCTGTCTGGTGATTCTTATAAGGCTCTTCTTGAAGCTCTAAAGAATAAGAACTTTAGTGCAGCTCGTAAGTGGTTGGGTGAAAACTCTGATCTTGATAGTGCTACTCTATTCCGTCACATGTATGATAATATCTCTGAGATTGTCAAGCCGGAGTCGATCCCCTATCTAATCCTACACTTGGCTGACTATCAGTATAAGGCAGCGTTTGTTGCTAATCCTGAGATCAACCTAGCAGCGTTCATTGCCCAAGTCATGAGTGACTGTGAGTTCAAATGACCGATGTCTTCAAGGTCATGGTTAAAGCGAGTGATGTTAAAGAGCCAGTAGTCGAAGATCATAAGGTAAAGGCTCAGTACAATCCATTTGACTTTATCAATAGCATCAATTCCCATAAGGATCTGTTCGCAGGAAGTGAGAACCCTGAGACAGTCGAGAAGGAATACACTCCTTGGATCGTTAATAAGGGGTTATCATACTTTGCAGATACAGTAGAATCAGCCAACTTCGTCAATCGTTACCACCAGCTGGACAAGAAAGTACAGTATGATTATTTAATAAATACTATACGGTCTAAGAAGCGTATGAGTAAATGGTGGAAGAAAGAGGATAATAATGACGTTGATTTGGTGAAAGAAGCCTTTGGTTATTCCCAGAAAAAGGCTGAAGTTGCTTTGTCATTGCTATCCCCCGAAAACCTTAAAGATATAAAAAGACGATTGAACAAAGGTGGGTTGAAGAAATGAAATTATCTATTGATTCATTAATAGAGGTTCTGCTAAAAGAACCTGATGATTTTCTTAAGGTCAAAGAGACTTTAACACGAATCGGTATCGCTTCTAGAAAAACTAAGATTCTTTATCAGTCTTGCCATATCCTACATAAACAGGGTAAGTATTACATTGTACACTTCAAGGAGCTATTCGCCCTTGATGGTAAGCCAACAGACTTTTCAGATAGCGATGAGGGTCGCAGAAACACTATTGTGAATCTATTGGCTGAATGGGGTCTTATTAAGATTGCGAATCCGGATAAGACCAAAGAGCCAGTAACTCCCTTGAGTCAGATAAAGGTGCTGCCTTATAAAGAAAAGAGTGAGTGGGAACTTGTGACGAAGTATAACATAGGGCGATCTGGTCCTAAAAATTAATTTTGAAATGAGATATTATGGAACAATATTGGGACCCCGTTTGGGGTGCAGTAGCTAGACCACCTAAAGATAACACTGTATGGTTGTGGGATGTAGTCGGAGATAACTTGTTAGTTGTCAAAATCCCTAGAGAAGTATCTTGGTTTAGACGTTTTAAAACTAAAATGATAATGGGAAGTAAGTGGAAGAGAGTAAAAAATAAATAACTGCAAGCTATTGACTTTATAACAGTGATAGCTTATATTAGTACTGTGCTGCCATTGTGGGGCACATAAGACAACCTTGCTATTTTAGGAGGCAATATGTATACTTCGTTCTCGCTTAATGCGAACACTTTCCCGCACCTTATCGGCTTCGAAAATCTCTTCGATAGAATTGATAAGATTAATAATCTAAATAAAAATCATTCCAATTACCCACCTTATAACATCAGTAAGTTAGATGAGCAAACTTATCTAATTGAAATGGCTGTTGCTGGTTTCAATGTCGATGATATTGATATTGAACTGCAAAATGCTATTCTTACTATAGATGGTAAACAAGAAACTGTTGATGATCTTGTTAAGGATGGTGTGAATAAGAACTATATCCATAAGGGTATTTCAGACAGAGCATTTAGGCGTCAGTTTACTCTAGCTGAGAATGTTCATGTTGGTAAAGTTAAATTGGTTAATGGTATGCTTAACATTTATCTAGAGCATATCGTACCTGATGAATTGAAGCCCAAGAAAATCAAAATTGATAATGATGCTCCTTCAAAAAAGGAACTGTTGACTGAAAAGGTTTTCGGTAAGAGAGCTTCTTAATAAGTTCCCGCTCGGTAATATTTCATCGATTTATTATGTTTTTTGAAAGAAAGTTACCGAGCGGGAATATTTTTACAACCAACCAGCATACTGATGTGTATGCTTGATGCGGTCTTCTAGACCAATTGTACCGCCGTTTACCTTCTTTGTAACAGCAGTAATTGTAGCATCGTCTGTACCCTTGTCGCAGAGGTCCCAGATTTTATTCTTTTCGAAGAACCACATGGCTGACTCAAAAGCAAGTTCGCCTGAGATTAGATCAGGGTTAGTCATAATGTCTGGACGCTTACAGTAGTCAGAGAATGTCTTATAGTTATCTTTGCCAGTTAGCTGTAGTGCGCCACGACCACGATACTTGTAGCCATCGCCAGAAGCTTCCGGTCCATTACCCATACGACCACCATATACCTTGTTAGCAATCTTCTCAGGTTTACGGGCATATGCTTCGGCAGCTTTGAGATCAGGGAAATACTTCTTGAAAATCTTTGTTAGACCATCAGCAGAATAGTTGAGGTTCTCAGAGAATGCCTTAAAGTTACCGGATTCGTGAGCAGTCTGGGCGAAGAAATGAGCAGCACGATTCTTTGGTAGCTTATAGAAAGCAACAGCAGCCTTGAATGTACCTGGACCCCAAGCACCGTCTGCAGTTACTCCAATCTTCTTTTGTAGATCAACTAATGACATATCATTCTCCGCTTTAGTATTAACTCTAATATTTATAAACATAATGAGCTATAAATAAAATATTAACAGGAGTTTATCATGACGATCATTTTGAATGAAACTATGCATATTAGAGATGAGATGGTCGACAATGTTTCCCCATGGGTATGGTTAAAGGCTGATACTGTTACGTTTCCTGCAATAAAAGAAGATTGGGAAAATTACCTTAAACCCACACTTTTGAAAAATGTTACAGATTGGTCATTATGTATCCAAGCAGGAGGATGCATGGGAATGTATCCAAAATTGTTATCTTTCATGTTTGAAGAAGTTGTAACCTTAGAACCTGATAGTTCAAACTATAATTGTTTAATAGCTAATAGTGCAGACAGAAATAACATAACATCACATAATTTGGCATTGGGTGCATATAAGAAAACTGTTGAGTTATATCACCCCTTTCCAGAAAATCCTGGTCAAAATCTAATATCTACTAGAGATAGATTAAGGTACTCTGGTCAAGTTTCTGAAGTAGAAATGATCACTATAGATAGTCTGAATGTGGCGTCATGTGGGCTAATAATGCTTGATATAGAAAAATATGAACTTTTTGCTATATTGGGCGCAATAAAAACAATTGAAACATTCAAACCTGTTATTATATGTGAATACACAGAAACTACAAACAACACAATTAATGCACTATTAGCAGAGCTAGGATATGCTCTTGTTGATAAAGCACAAAATGATAGTGTTTTCAAATATGATGGGACTATCCCAGAGAAATATCTTAAAAGATCAACTTGAGTCTTTATAAATATAGGTGAACCAATCAGGATTTACCATGAACAAGTTTAGAAGCTTCGTCCGGGAAGAGTTAGCATTAACCCTACATCTTCT